ATCAATGAGTTAAACGCCACCCTGTTGCCTTCTGTTCTACTCTGCTGGACTCTGTGCCGCCACTTTGTCGCCATTTTTCTTCGCCATCAATGCCAGCGGATTAAGTTTAACGAACCCGCCTTTCTATCCTTTAGTGAATAACCATGCAACTTGCCTGAACCCTGACGCGATAAATTCGCTTATATTGCGGTTTCAGCATCAATATCCTGTACGGTGCAGACCATTTTACGACTGTGGTAGAAATTGTGCCCCTATCATCGTTGCCTTCGACGATGCGGACACCGTAATGATCATCAGACATGTGATGCTTGCCGTTTTGAGGGAGTGCTCATGGTCTGACATCAGGTAAAGGGGTACATGCAGTTGCAGTCTGCTAATCCAGGCGCGGTTTTAACCGCGCGGGCGCAGCCAGTGCAGCCAGTAAGTTGTGTTTTTTCCTGTATCGACGCGGCAGAGCCCGCCATCAAGATTGACGGCCGACACGGATCAGGTTACGCAGCAGACACTGGATTTCTGTAAGTTGTTCGTTCATGGGGCTAAAATGCCCCAATTTTTTACAAAGTAGAGTTGTGATTGTTTGCCTGGGAATCAGCAAACATTCATACAATATTCATAAAGAAATATAAAAGTAACTTATAAGCGTATTCTATGTAGCTAAAGCCTCCATGCACATACTCAAACATCATCCCAGAAGCCAGAAAGTTGCAAATAAAAGCAGTAATTGTCCAATGGAAAATATACTTATTAGCTGAATCGAAATCCCTTTCAACTATAAAAGAAAATGAAATATATATAGCACTCAGGAAAAGAAAGATAAATCCTAAGTAGGCAGCAAGCTCAACTAAAAGCATGTTGAGACCTTCCAGATAAGCAATGTTGACGTAAGGTTCTGAAAGATAATTGAAAACTCTAGAGTAAATGCCGGTGTGAATGTAACCCTCATGATATGCAAGATATACTGCATGATACATAAGTACACCAACAATTAACGATGGAATGAGATATACTAAATCATATAAGCGCCTCATGCCTCGCATATATATTTGAAAAGATACACCCAAAAAACATATTACCAATGGTAGCCATGAAAAGGACTTCATGATCCCGATAAATAAAGATGGATAGACTGGAAAGATTACCAAAAGAAATGCCGCTATCATTATCGAGAGGGTCTTAAAGTTCTTTTTATTTATCTTATCCATTTCATATATGTTTATCGTATTATTATTACCATTAATATTGTGACTTTGATTCCTTATTTCCGTCTTAAAATTTATTTTCAAATATTTTATGGTCAGGGCCGCTGAGAAAGTAAGCGCAATGAGTGAATCTAAAGAAAAGAAATTTTCAAATAGCATAATAGCCTCCATTCATGATATTTCATTAAGCGATCGTCCAGTCATTTAAGTTTTATGTCAAAGAATTTATCACCAACTCCTCAATAATTGAAATATCCCGTTTTGAGATACCCATCAATGGTCTTGATTCATACTGCACCTCTTTACCTTTACGCGCTCACCGGCCGCGCAGCCCGAAATGATGCACGCGGGCCATCCGCTGCGCATTACCCGCAAACTTGATAATGGGCCCATCCAGACTGGCCTGCGTCTTCATGTATTTAGCGGTGCGCAGCTTTGCGAACATCTCACGCTTTATCCTGCCCTTTTTGCTGCGCACCTGCTGCGTTTTGCGGGGCTTAAATGGCTTGCTGTCTGGTGCGTGCTGGCGTTTGATATTCTGCTGCTTACTCGCGTGAAGCTTCATCGTAATTATTCGCGCCATTTCCTTACGCACCGGGGCTGACAGGCTGTTAATAAGCGCCTCCAGCCAGTCATTTACCAGCCGCAACTCGCACATGCCTGCCACTCTCTGACCAGCTCACTCTAAACGTAAAGCTGTAGCGGCCGCGCGACATTCTCTGACAGTGGGTTCTCGCCGACGTGGGTCACGCGTAGCCCGTCGTCGGTCTGATTCACTATTACGCGTACGCGCTCGCTCAGCTGCAGTTCAAAGCTGATATCGCTCGCCGATTTACGTGAAGCGAAACATTCTGGCCTCAACGCTTATTCCGCCCCCGATGATAAGTCAGCGGGCGTTCAGCAAGTTCGTGCTGGATTATCTGGTCTTCGGTAACGCCTTTGCCGGGGTGCGCCTTAACAGCCTGGGTAAACCGCTGCGCCTTGAAACTAGCCCGGCCAAATTCACCCGCAGGGGCGTGAAGGATGGCGTTTACTGGTTTGTGAATGACTGGAAAGAGCCGCACGAATTTTCGGCCGGCAGCATGTTTCACCTGCTGGAGCCGGATATCAATCAGGAGCTGTACGGGCTGCCTGAATATCTCAGCGCGCTTAACTCCGCCTGGCTGAATGAGGCGGCAACGCTGTTCCGCCGCAAGTATTACCAGAACAGCGCGCACGCCGGTTACATCCTGTATATGACCGACGCGGCGCAGAGCAGCAGCGACGTTGACCGGATGCGCCAGGCGATGCGCGACACGAAAGGGCTGGGTAACTTCCGCAATCTGTTTATGTACGCGCCGAACGGTAAGCCGGACGGCATCAAGATCCTGCCGCTCAGTGAAGTGGCAACGAAAGACGATTTCTTTAACATCAAGAAGGCCAGCCGCGACGACCTGTTAAGCGCACACCGCGTGCCGCCGCAGATGATGGGAATTATCCCGGACAACTCCGGCGGGTTTGGTGACGCGGTGAAAGCGGCGCAGGTATTTGTGCGTAACGAATTGCAGCCACTACAAGAAAGAATAAAGGAGTTAAATTTTTGGATTGGAATGGAGGTGATAAAATTCAATGAATACCGGTTAGATTGAACGGAGGTCAGGGTTTACCCTGACCTTTATTTTTTAGCTGGTCAATGGAGGCATTTTACACCATGCATTAACGCCCACTTTTGTAATGCTGATGATCGCCAATACAATAACGGGCGCTATAAATATAGCCGTCACCCCAAATACTCCAGCTAGTATTGTTGAAATGGCGCCTACAATCCTTGATTTATTTTCCTCTAAAATACCATTAAAACCTTTTATTTCATCTTGATACTTTTCATCACCACAAATTAAGCTTTTAAACTCATTCCAAAATAATTTTGAAAACTGTCCTCTTGAAGAACCATGAGGCTGACCGGCTCCAAACTTTGATGTATCAGACACTCCATTAGAGCTAAACCATTTATCAATAGCATAAGCCTCGTCACCACTTTTTAAAAATTCATTTATAGTTAAACGCTGATATGGTTTTAATACTGACAACCACTCATCTGCAGGATCATTAGGCAACTGAATCATAGCATGTCCTTTATATACTCGGCAGAAATACATTGTGTGGTTTGGTGTAGCTCGCTTGGATTTATGTTATTTCCAAAAGTCACGTAACCTCCAGAAAGATTTGCATAAGCGCCAATCAAGATGCCGACAACAGAATTATCTTTTTTCGATACAACCGGAGAGCCTGATTGACCAGGCCTGGTTTGAGTATTGATAATAGCAAATTTGGTTTTAATGCCGCTTGAATCTAATAAAACTTTTGCACCTACCGTGGCTTTTTGTAAGGTGAGCACAATCCGTCCATCGCCACAATGCGGATAACCAATTACATCAATGTCATCACCAACACTAGCTCCATCAAACCCTGTTATATTAAGTTGCGGTCCCTTAATAACTTGTTCAGTTTCTAATATACATAAATCTTTAACTGGATCTTCTTCTATTATAGTTGCGAAAAAAGATTGGAATTTCCTTACAGTTGTGTCTTGATAATCATCATAATTCAAAAGACCAGATGGAATAACAACAATTTTTCCTGATCTTCCTGATATTACATGCCTAGCTGTAACAAGTTTTTTTTCTGAAATAAAAAAAGCAGTTCCAAGGGGGTTGATTAAGTTGCTTTCAATGATTCCAATGCATGCTATAAAAACGGGCGAAATCATAATAATCCTCTTTAGGTAGTAGGTAAGAGAAAACTTTAGAACTTAAGTGGTCTATTCAGGTTTTTTCGCATCTGCAGGATGTCAATTCACCTATAGTTATACATGTTTTACTTCTCCGCGCGCAATGCTATCCCCGCCACGCCTGCCCGCTTTATGTATCACTTTTCATGCATCTGCATGTACCACCTCTGAGCGCGCCGGCTCTGGCCTTACAAACACATAGCAATCCAATTTGGATCATGCGGATTCATGCAAGCATATGCACTTTGATGCAGAAGCAAAAAGCCACCTGAAAGGTGGCTAGTGAACGGTAGGGAAGGGGCAACTAATCATTCTGCCTGGCAGTAAATAGCGGCTTCGAAAATAGCTGTGTCGATTGTCCCTGCCATGTCGCTGATCATCGACAGTGCCATTTTTAATTCATCTTCTTTGCAATGTGCGATCAGCGATACGTCAGCAATGAACTGAATGCGTGCAACCGTTTCACTGTGATTATTTATGTTCATCAATTGATTAACTCCTTCTATTCAAAAGAAATACTGTTTGCATGAGCAGAATTATGATGAACTAAAATCGTTAACAATCGTGCGGCTCCGATTAGTCCGGCTGCCGTTTTATTAATCAGGCAACTGTATGCCTCTTTTTCTCGCTAGTGCATTGAAGCGTTTTAATGGGGTGGCATTTTTGCGACGTCTATGGAAGAGATACCCGTTTGTACCGCTCCAGTAAGAAAGCTCACCAACTATCATCTTGTGATCTTTCATCATGCGGACAGCTTCACCGTGGGACAGTGTTAACCTGGAGATCTCAAAGTAACTCTTTTTCAGCGCCTCACGTTCTGCGCAATGACTCCGTTCAGAGTGATATTTGTCCGGTTCAGGTTGCTCCTGAGCTGGCTTTTCTTTTAATCGCTTAATAATCCTTCTTCGCCCGGCACGAGTAAGAGGCTTTGTGAAGTCGATAGTGGCTTTAGAGCCTGTCGTCTCAGTACAGTTATTGACAGAACTCCGAGAGGACGCAGGCGCGTCCTTAAATTCAAAGCCCAAATCAACGGCATGTTTCTGAACAATCTTCCACCAAATAAGGCGAGTTAAGATTGGCATGTCGTCGCCAACTGCAGTTGCGTAAACACCCTTGATACGCACGGTTTCCTCGCGGTACTCATTCACATCTTCGCTTGCCTGATACCAGGTGCGTACAGCCAGATCGTCACGGCGCACGAACGGGCCACCCTGTGCCTAAACGTATTCAGCCCGGTCTGAATGGATGTTCCTTCTAACGTTCTGTATGCTTATAAGATATTACAAATAAAATGGCCATCTCACTCTGACAGGTAATTGTTGTGGATAATAACGAAGAAAAAATCGCTGATGCTTTATATGAGATATTGAATAAATGAAACGTGTTTTTTTATGGCTTATACAATCATTTATCTATTTAATTCCTGCTGTTGTAATTGTGGCAGGGTTGTATATCTTTATTCGGTTCATTCCTGAATATGCTGCGTTTCTTAGCATAACCT